ATCCAATAGCACCACCTTGACCAAATATTGCATAAAGTTCTGTAAAGTTTTCATTTGCTTTCTTAAACGCATCTCTGATACTATCACCCGAAGCATCATTCCCCTCAACACCAATATTAATCACTTGTTTTGTCATCTATTAAAATCCTACTGATTCACCGCAACCACAACTTGATGTTGCATTAGGGCTCTTTATATCGAAATATGATCCAAATACTTCTTTCTTATAATCTATTGTTGTGCCTAGTAAGTACATAACACTAGCAGGATCCACAACAAATAAGCCGTTGTCTATCTTAATCTGCTCGTCATCTTTCTTGATTTCGTCTTCAAGGCTCCACTCATACTTGAATCCAGCACACCCGCCACCCTTCAAACCTAACCTAATTGCTGGTTTATTATGTTCTTTAAGCATGGTTGCCATATGTTGCTTCGCCTGTTCTGTTAAATTCACTATTGACATAACATCTCTCTTTGTATTATTTATCTATTGTTTTGTAAACCGAATGTAATATAAATAGTTATAGTATGTTTTTAAGGACAGAACAGGAAGTGAAGTATTATATGCGCCGTAGTAAAGGCGGTAAACACCATACGTATAAACGTATGCGTACTATTGTTGTCTTTCAGTGTGATGATTGTAAAGAAGAATTTAAGAGAGATAAAGGAAAAGTAGATCCTAAAAGATTAGATAACGCCTACTACCATGTTTGTCCTGATTGTGATCCTAAAAGATTTGCACAAAAAAAGGGTGTCGAAAAACGTAAAACCTTAGATTCTACAATCGACACCCTAGTAACTATTGATACTTTATAATTATTCAGACTTCCAAATAGTCCATGCGCCGTAGGCTATTGCACCATAGGCGGCAATTTTTGCTAAAGGTCCTGCTATCAGAACAATAACTCCAACTGCTATTAAGGCCGCTCCGTCCCAAGATGTTCTTTCTTTGAAACGTTTGTTTGCCCAACTTTTAATGTTGCTAATCATGTTAATTACTCCTATTTGTTTAAACTTTTGATATGTTTGTGCAGTTGATTTACCAATTTATCTTTGGCTTGTCTTCTGTCCAATTCTATCTTATGTTTTCTGCCTAGATCTTCTAAAGCCTTTTTAGTCATTTTATTAAGATCTGCCTTTTTTGGAACTAACACCAAAGGCTTTAATTTTTTTGCCTTTTTAGGTGTTGAACCAAAAATTTTGTTAATCCAATTAAACATTATTTTCTCCGTCTAATATAATTTATGCTAATCTTTGATTGATCACGTCCCAATTGATTATACGCAATATGCCTGTAATGTATTTCTTTTTGGCATCTTTGGCAGGAATGTAATCCATAAATGAATGTTCCCACATATCAATTGGCATCAAGATATCTGATTTGTAAGATTGATTTGGTGTTGTTTTTACTTCGCCTTTTTTTGATAGATACACCCAACCTGAACCTTGTAGTTTCATTGCCGACAACAACACTTCGTCTTTAAATTTGTTGTAGTCACCAAACTGTTTTTCTATTAATTCTTTAATAGGTCCTACAGGTGTACTTGCACCTCCTGGCTTACGTAATTGTGTCCACCATAAGTTATGCAACATAGCACCACCATAATTAAAATTAGGGTCGCCTTCTTTGTTGTTATATCTGTCTACATAACCTTTTGATAAAACCTTATAATGATATTCAACGTTCTCTTTTGATAGTACAGGACTTAAATCACCTGATTCGTATGGAAGTGCTAAAAGAGATAATTTTTCTTCTTTTGCTTCAAAGAGATTAATATACTCTCGTATATCATTATTGTAGGTCATACTGTATTTATCTTGTGAATGTGTCTAGCAATACATGGCTCGCTAGGTTTTTTGCCTTGCTTTCTACCATAATATCTGCATGGTCCCAGAAAGTACTTGCCCAGTCATTTACTGCGTTATTCCACATATAGTCGCTATGGGCACGTAGTTTTGCCTTCTTAAATCCTTGTTCTAATAATTCTTCCATGTTAGGTAATGTATCAACATCGTGTCCTACTAGTAAATCTTCACGTGATACAGAGTAATGTATCACAGGACGTACACCACGCCAACTCTCTACTATGCGTAGAAATCTATCGTCGGTCGGCTTAATGTATTCACCTGTTTTGACCCAGTGATGGTGTATGTCAAGAACGAGGGCAAGTCGTTTACGCAATTCAAGACTGGCTTCGATACCCCACGACATTTCGTCGTTCTCAATCGTAATCGTGTTTCTCGCCTCCGGAGATAATCTTGAGTATGCGTCGATGATACCGGCTGGACCTTTGCGGCCTGCGATGTGTACATTGATCTTAAAGTCTTGGTATTGTCTACCGTATCCCATCCACCTTGCAACGTCAACATGATATTCAAACTCCTCTATGCTTCTATTTACTATGTTTGGATTATCCGAAGCCAACACCGTGAATTGTCCAGGGTGCATAGATAATCTAACATCTAATTTTCTTGCAAGTTCACCAACCGTTGCAAAATGTTTTTCACAGTATGCTATTACGTCAGGCTTCTTCCAAAAGTAACACCAAGTAGGTTCAGTATATACTGGCAGTACATCACTTCCTAATCTAACCATACGTAGTTCATTAGGCAATCCGCCAACATAATTTACAAGATTTTCAAATGCCTTAATGTTGTGAACCATCAAGTCCCAAAGTCTTTGTTCAGCGTCTTCTTTAGTCTGCCTATTCAACCAAGCGACTGTTGTGCATCTACTTAATAAAGGACGTTCAATTTCCTCAAGCAATTTTTTCTTAAGTGTTTGGTCTTTGTGTAAAAATTTACAGGCAAAGCCTATACGTTTTGTCATTTATGTCTTTTGCTCCGTTGTAATAGATATTCAGCGACTCTATAAACTCTATGTAATGTGGTTACATCTTGTCCACGATCTTTCCAATACTTGTCCATGAGTGGTTGTGCTATCCTTCTTAATGCTTTATTCCTTTTACTTTCTTTAACACCCGCTTCGTACACTGCACCACCAGATGTTTTTTCTTCTATCTCAAAATCTGTAAACTTCTTTTCCATAACTTGCATTTATTATAGCAAATAAAATGGTTAATGTCAATACCAGTTTTCCTTACACCAGGGATCAATACAATTATGTGGATATGGTTCACCATGAAAGACTGCAACACTAGTATTTGGTTTGATTTCTGGAATACCTGGGTGACTAAAGTTTCTTACTCCGTCAACTCTTGCCATAGTTGGCTTATGCCTCATTTCCCATTTATAACTTTGGATCCATTCATCGGGCCAAAACATAAAGTCTTTTTTGATATGTGCAAATATCCAATCCTGATCTCCATGCATTTTTTTAGAATTTATTTCAGGTTGCCTAATAAAATTATCCCATACATATTGGTGTTGACCTGTTTGTAATCTAAACACACTAGAGTTCATTCTTTTCCAATCATCTCTTATGTGTCTGTTGAAGTCTCTTATAATGCAAAACTGTTCTGGTTGCCAAGTAAAAAGTTGATCTATGTTTTTAAAAACAATAACATCTAAATCAAAATATAAGATTCTACCCTGTGTTGGAATATTAGGATTAAAGAAATAAGGTTTGTACCACCAACCTGAAATCATTCCTATGTCAGGCAAAGGATATATTTCTATGCCTGGATCTATACCTTTTGGATTTTCTGTATAACAAGCAAATTTGAATGGTAAAGTACAGTTTCTACGGACCATGTTATGTAACTTGTTTACATATTCAGGACTATACTTGTCTCCATGCTTTAAACATATGATCCAATTTTGCATTTAGAAATGCCTACTCTTTTGAATAAATTGCTGAGTTGGAACCATGCTCTGCACACTCAACCTTTACTACATAACAACGATCATTAGTTTTTTCTCTAATTAACTTGTCTGCAAAATTAAAGGCGTGTTCGGCAAATTTTTCTGCACCAACACCATCAAAGTATCTAAGTTCAGCAAGATCCAATTCTTCTAACCTTTTGAATTCATCAATCATAGGATCTGCGTTATCCAAACACAGTTTATGATCAAAGTTATCTTCGAGCCAAGCCTTCAATGGTTTAAGTCCACCAAAGTCAACTGCCCAATTTTTATTATCTAATTCGTCACAACCAAAAGTAAATGTAAATGCAAGACTGTATCCATGTAACAGATGACAGTGTGAATGATCTGCATTTGGTTGTCTAAAGACTGCACTCAACCCAATGTTGTGTCCATAATGTTTTGTACTATAATGTTTAGCCATATATCTCTCCTATTAACAACGGCGGAGTATTTAAAGAGGGTCGACGTTTACAAGTCCTCATATTACTAATATACTATTTTTCTGCCTGTTTGTCAACAGGAAATTTACCATAATGTTCTTGTTGGGCAATTATATGCGGTACTAAATTTCTCCTAATAGTATTGAAACTCACAGTAATTCTTTTGCCACTAACATTTGGATCAGTCTTGTGTTCCAACCAACTTGGAAATATTAAAAGTAAACCATTTTTTGGTCTCATGCTTACATAATAACTACTGAATTCATTTTGCTTATCAAAAACATCACACATTCTAACTTGGCGTAAAGGACTCTCAAAAATTAATGG